CGAGGGTCTTATGAAGGGCTACAGTGGTGTCTTAACGAGGCACCTAAGCTGGAGAAGTATATCCTAGATTGCATTGAGCTAGGGCGCAAGCCCGAACTTGATGCGTTCCCGGACGGGTTGAGGAGACTCGCAGCTGCATCCGTAATGGATGCAGAACAACTGCGATATCTTCGACAACTTCTTCTGTTCAGCTATAAGGCCGAGGTGACACATGACATCAAAACGACTGAGAAAGCCTTCGAGACTTTTCTCGAAGTTAATACTGCTACTGGGAAGTTTGGGGCTGGTCTTGCAAGATCCAGCCCTCGACTTCTTGATAGCGCTCGTCGCCAAGTACAATCGGTTATCTACCGGTTTCGAGAGTCGGTTTTCAAGCCGTCTCACGGACCAGGAGCTGTCACGACGTCTAAAGAGACGTGGCGACACCGATATCAGACCATAGAGTCCATCTATCCTTACTCGGATATTTTCTTCCTGTCGCAAAACAGGGAGCACATAGCCGATCTGGACGATATGGACTGGCCTGACAACATAGAGGCGAAGGTCATCGCCGTGCCGAAAGACACGCGCGGTCCTAGACTAATATGTGTACACCCTGCTGAGGCCATTTGGGTCCAGCAGGCTTTAAGGCGCGAACTTGAGAGGGCAATATGCCTCCCAAGGTCGGCGAAGGGACCATGGCCTCATGGCCATATTTTCTTCGACGATCAGTCGGTAAACGGTCAAATAGCTCTTCTTTCATCGAAGTCGCGGCGTTACGCCACGATAGATATGAAGGATGCTTCGGACCGTATCTCGGAGAGCCTAGTACAGATCCTCTTTGGGAGGAAGTATAGGTACTTCGGGTGTTGTCGCGCTCAGAAGTTTAGGATCCCTAAGTTCAGAACCCTCAAGGATCTGCGCGGGGATATCTATAGCTACGCTCCAATGGGGAACGCAACCACGTTTCCTGTGCAAAGCCTAGTCTTCTGGGCTATATGTGTCGCATCACTGCAGCGCCAAGGGTTTCATCAACCCGGTGCTGTTTTTGTGTTCGGTGATGACATCATAGTCCCCTCCGAATGTGCAGAGGTCGTCGTTGACGACCTTGAATCATTCGGGCTGCTTGCCAATAGGACAAAATCCTTTTGGCGAGGGGCCTTCCGCGAATCCTGTGGAGTCGATGCCTTTAATGGCATTGACGTCACCCCAGTTCGATGGAAGACTACACTAGATGCTGAACACGCTACTGGAATCGAGTCTCTCTCAGACATCGCTATGCGCTTGCGCATTGCGGGATATGAGGAGGCCGCGAGGTCTGCTTATGCCAT